CCTTTTTTTAAAGAGAAAAGGAGAGATAATAACAAGATGGATAAGAAGTTTAATGTAAATTGGAAAGGCGTAGACTACACATTAGTATTTAACTTAAATGTTATGGAAGAGATACAGGAAGAGTATGGAAGTATTAGCAAATGGGGAGAGCTTACAGACGTATCTAAAGAGCCTAACGCTAAGGCTGTATTATTTGGCTTAACAGCTATGATTAATGAGGGCATTGATATAGATAATGATGATAACGCTAATACAGAAGGTTACACACCTAAAAAGTTTTTATCAAAGAAGCAGGTAGGTAGACTTATTACAGATGTAGGACTAATGGAAGCTACTCAGAAGATTAACGATACAGTAATTAGTGCTACAGCCAGTGATGAAAAAAACTAGTAATCCATGAGGAAGTAAGTGACCCTACTATTAATTTTTCATGGTTTAAATTTATAGGACGTAAAAAGCTAGCCTTAACTAATCAAGAAGTAGGGCGGTTAACTCTAAGGGAATTTAACCGAGAATATCAACTATATAAGGATGATTTTGACATGGAATTATGCTTGAAATTAAGCCATACAACTTACGCCAAGGCTAAAGAACAGCAATATAAGGCGGAAGACTGGGGCTTATAGTAAGGGGGTAAAAGATGGCTGGATTTGGTGGAGCTGTTAAGCTTACAGGTGAGAGTGAGTATAGAAAAGCTCTTAGTAAGATTACTCAGAATCTTAAAGAAGTATCTAGTGAGATGAAGCTAGTAAGCGCTCAATATGACAGTAATGACTCATCTATAGAAGCTTTAACAGCTAAGCAGGATGTACTTAATAAGAAGTTAGAACAGCAAACCACTAAAGTTAGTACGCTTAAAAAGCAGTACGCAGATATGGCAGCTCAATATGATGTAAATAAGGCTAAAAATGAGGCGCTAGCTAAGAAATATGATGAAGAAAAGAATAAGCTGGCTAATTTAGGAGCAAGCTTAGGCGAAAACAGCACAGCATATAAGACACAAGCTAAAGCTGTAGAAGACTTAGAAAAATCTTTAGAAAAATCAGAAAAAGCTCAAGAAGCTAACGCTAAGACTATGAGCAATTTAAAGATTAAAGTAAATGAGGCAGAGGCAGAGATGACTAAGACCGCTAAAGAAGTAGATAAGTTAGCGGCAGAGATGAAAGACGGAGCTAAAGCTAGTGATAGCTTAAGCAAAGGACTTAAAAATGCTAGTAACAGCGCAGAAAGCGCAGAGAGTGGCTTTACAGTTTTAAAGGGAGCTATGGCTGATTTAGTAGCAGATGGAATTAAGCAGGTAGCTAGTGGACTTAAAGACTTAGTAAATGATAGCTCTAGTGCATTTTCTCAATTTAGCGCTTCTACAGGCGTTGCTACAGACGCTATGGGAGAATATAAAGAAGCTATAGAAGATGTTTACAAGTCTAACTTTGGAGAAAGCTTAGAAGATGTAGCTAATTCTATGGCTAAGGTTAAGGAAATAACAGGAGAACTAGACGCAAGCGCCCTAGAGGAAATGACAGAGAAAGCAATTACTTTAGAAGATGTCTTTGGGATGGATATGACAGAGACTTTAAGAGGCGTACAATCCTTAGTTACTCACTTTGGTATTAGCTCATCTGAGGCTTTTGACTTATTATCAGCTGGAGCGAAGAATGGACTTAACTATACAGATGAGCTAGGAGATAATATTAGCGAATATGCTGGTAAATTTGCAGAAGCAGGATATAGTACAGAGGAATATTTCCAGCTTTTACAAAATGGCTCACAAGGCGGCGCATATAACCTAGATAAGGTTAATGACGCTATTAACGAGGTTACTACTAGATTAGCGGATGGAACTATAGAGGATGGATTAGCTTCTTTTAGTGAAAGTACGCAGAAAGTTTTTAAGAACTGGCAAGATGGAAAGGCTACACAAAAGGACGTTATTAATTCAATAGTAGCAGATATTCAGAGCGCTACAGGTGAACAGGAAAAAATGAACATGAGCGCCCTAGCTTTTGGAACTATGGCAGAGGATGGCGGTACTAAGTTTATCCAGAGCTTAACAGCTGTAGGAGACACATACACAGACGTACAAGGTAAGGCTGACGAACTAGCTAATACTAAGTATGATACTCCAGTAAGCTCTATACAGGAGTTAGGAAGAACTTTACAAACTGACTTATTAATGCCTATTGTAAATGAAATTATGCCAGTAATTAATGAATTTATTTCAGCAGTATCTACAGGCGTACAGTGGCTAATTGATAATGGAGCTACAGTAACAGCTGTTATAACAGGTATAGCAACAGCTACAGGAGCATATTTAGCTTATACTACGGCTTTAAAGGTTATGCAGGAAGGCTGGACAGCTTTAACAGTAGTAACTAAAGCCCAGTCTATAGCTCAAGCCGCTTTAAATGCTGTAATGTCAGCTAATCCTATAGGCTTAGTTATAGCCGCTGTAGCTGGTTTAGTAGCTGGCTTTGTAGTCCTTTGGAACAAGTCAGAAGCTTTTAGAAATTTCTGGATAGAGTTATGGGACAATATTAAAGCTGTAGTAGAGCCAATTATAGAGGGCATAGTAACAGCCTTTAGTAACGCATGGGATAGTATTAAAGCTGTATGGGATACTGTAAGCGGCTTTTTTAGTAACTTGTGGTCTAACATCTCTAATACATTTTCTAACGTAAAAGATTACTTTAGCGGTAAATTTAGCGACGCTTGGAACGCTGTTAAGCAGATATTTAGCAATGTAGGTAGCTTCTTTGGGGGTATCTGGAATACAATTAGAGATAAGTTTAGCTCATTAGGTACTAATATCGGCGACGCAATAGGCGGAGCTGTTAAAAGTGGAATTAATAGCGTAATCGGACGTATTGAGGGCACTATTAACAATGCTATTAAGCTTATAAATGGCGCTATTGGCTTAATTAACAAGTTGCCAGGAGTCAGCGTAGGTAAGGTAGCTAATGTATCATTACCTAGATTAGCAAGAGGTGGCGTAGTTAATGGAGCTACAGTAGCAGAAATTGGCGAGGCTGGAGCTGAGGCTGTAGTGCCTTTAGAAAATAATACTCAGTGGATTACTAAAGTAGCTGAGCAGATGGCTAAGGCTTTAATTACACCTATTTCTAATGTGGCCAGAAGTGCTACAGCTAATGTAGAAGCTACTACAAGTGCTAAAGACACTGTAGAAGCATTTAAGGAAGCTCTAGGACAGATGAAAATAGTACTAGATGATGAAGAAATGGGACATTTTGTAGAGAAGACAGTAGCAGACGCTATTTATAAATAAGGAGAGAAATATGAGACCATACATAGTAATTAATGGTATCTCTTCTAAAACTATATCGGGCTTACTAATACAGAGCTTACCACCAATTAGTAAGCCCAAAGTTAGGACAAGTGTAGAAGAGATTGACGGAAGAGACGGAGATATAGTTACAGTATTAGGCTATAGCGCCTATGATAAAGAGATACAGATAGGATTATACGGAGAGTATGATGTAGACGACGTTATAGACTTCTTTAATACATCTGGAAATATAGTATTTAGTAATGAGCCAGATAAATATTATAAATTTGCTCTATACGAACAAATAGACTTAGAAAAGCTACTTACTTTTAAAACAGCTAAGGTTAAGATACATGTACAGCCGTTTAAATACTCAGATTATGAGACGACTATTAATAATGATTATGCAGATATAACAAGCGCAAATATTACGGTTAGAAATGATGGAAATATATACTCTAAGCCTACTATATCTATAACAGGCGTAGGGGATATAAGCATAAGCTTAAACGGCTATCAGATATTTAAGCTAGCTTTAGGCTCAGATGAGACTACTATTATAATTGACAGTGAAGCTATGAACGCTTATGATACAAGTGGAAATTACTTAAATAGACTTGTTACAGGTGATTATGACGACTTACGCTTTAAGGCAGGAGTTAACTCTTTAGTTGTAAGTGGCTCTATCACTAATGTAGCAATTAAAAATTATTCAAGATGGATATAAGGGGGTAAAAATGGACGCTTTCTATAATGCAATAAGGCAAGAGGTAGAAGTAGTAAAGGGAGATAGCTTAGCTTTTAACTTTCAGCTAACAGGATTAAACGGCTCAGAGCCTAGTAACTTCTATTTTACTTGCAGAGAAAAGCCAGAGAGTACAGATTACTACTTTCAGCGTACTCTAGGAGATGGTATTACTAAGCTAGCATATGACGCTAATACAGATACAGTAACATACGGCGTAAGAGTAAGACCAGACCAAACAGACGCACTAACAGCAGGCAGATATTACTATGACCTACAGTTAGATATTAATGATGATGTAATTACTCTTATGAAAGGCAGATTTATAGTAGACTGGGATGTTACAAGGGGGTAAGCATGAAAAAAATTTTATTTCAAACAGTACTTTTAAAAGGTGAGGCTGGCAATAGCATAGTATCAGTTACTCATAAGTCAACAGAAGGACGAACAGAAGTATATACTATCACATTATCAGACGGCTCTACCTTTGACTACACTGTAGTAAATGGAAATGGTATAGCAAGTATTGAAAAAACAAGCACAGAGGGCTATGTAGATACTTATACTATTACTCTTACGGATGGAAGTACAGCTACTTTTGATGTTACTAATGGAGTAGTAGTAGATAGTGCATTAAGTACAAACTCTACAAATCCACTACAAAACGCCGTCGTTACAAGGCATATTAATTCTATCAATGAAGATTTAGAAACATTAGACGAACAAAATATACTCGTAAAAAACAACGTAAACAATAAGCAAGCAAAACTTACAAAAGTATCGGCAACAATAGAAGCGGGCAAAGATACAGGTGTGATAATGGAAGAGGGGACAAGCATTTACTACACAGGCTTTCACGCACCTTGTATAGCGCCTTATACATTATCCACAGATGGCTATCGTTACTATTGTAACGTCTATCGCGTAAGGGGCGGACGTTGGCAAATAACCTTAACAAGCCCAATGAGCGGGGCTATTCCAGTAACAGAGTCTATAGTATGCAGAGGTTTCGCACTTCCCGAGGGCGGTTGATATTTTTAAATAAAAGAGACAATTATAGCGTAGGGAGAAAATATATATGATATTATCAGCTAAGGACGTGACAACAATATTAATAGCCTTTTGCGGTGGCATTGTAACTATATCAAACATTAGTATAACGGCGTATATCTGGTTTTATAAGCCTACAAGCGCAAATTAAGGAAGGGGGTTAACATGGACGAACTAATATTTAAAACGATATTACTTAAAGGCGAAGCAGGAAACAATATAAGCAATATACAGAAGACTGCTACAAGCGGTAACGTAGATACTTATACAATTACTCTAACGGACGGCTCGACTACTACTTTTGATGTTACTAACGGAAACGGCATAGTAGGAATAGAAAAGACGGGCGCAAGCGGTAACGTAGATACTTATAC